CCCCATCTAAAGTAATCTTTCCCATTTTTTTTTACAGTCTCAACTGTCATCACTTACTCAGTGTTGGTTTTGCAGTTGTAGCCGTAGTGGGTGTTGCCTTTTGTGGTTCTTTTGGTTTCGCAGCAGCAACTTTCTTTTCTTCTTTCTTTTCTTCTAAAAAAGTTGTTGACCAACCTGAGCGTTTCATCACACTCACTTGAACTTGTTCTACATTAAAAAAAATAGGCTTACAGTGAAGGGAGCAAGCTGTAAGCCTAATTAAATCAACTCTTAAGCAGAGCCAAGAACAACAACTTTACGAGGATCATAACACTTAGCACCAACAAGACAGTCAAAAGACATTGTGTTAGTTTTAGTTGTCTGATTATAACCCTGAACAACACGAATACTCATGCCATTTGCACTCATAACAGATGCAATCTTATCGCCAGGTAAATCCAGTGGAGGCATAGCATATGCAAATGCATCAGGAGTAAAGATAATACCAGATTTATCGGAAGCTGCAACACCATCAGAAACAACAGTAATAGCGGCACTTACTGGAACAATTTCATCAATCTGGTGAGAAAGAGGAATTGAAGTCGCAGTAGCGGCTGTATTTGTTGAAACAATAAGTGGACGAAGCATACCTGCAACATAAATACGATCACCTGCTAGAAAATCATCAGATGTCGAAGTTGTGATAAGAGCACTTGTACCAATTGCATTTTGAGTACCAGTTGGCACAGCAGGAGTAGTACCACTACCATCGCCAGGAGTGTGAGCTGCGGCTGTGAAGTTCTCAGAACTCATCCACTCAATACCCATTAACTTACCAATACGTGCATTAGTCAGAGCATCAACACCAGCAGATTCACGAGCATCAAAACGGTTAAATGCATCAGTACCAAGCATGATTGCTTCCAAGTCACCATTGACTAAACCAATACGATTAGCTTTAGACATTTGTTGACGATTAGCTTCACGACGTGCAAGTGCAATATCAGCAGAAGACTCTAATAGAGTTGCTGAGAAATATTGACCACGACCTTCCCATGCTTTAGACAGCAAGTAAGTATCGAGATTTTGAGCCATAGATTGCATTGCTGGAGTAATAACATCTTCAGTAATAGAATCAATACTCATTGCAGCTTCACGTGAAGTCCAAGGAATTGAAATATCATAATGTTTTTCAATTGAGAATGTTGCTGAGCTTTGACGAATATCTTGAGTACTGATTGAACCGCCAGCAGTAAATTCATCAGTCTCGTATGCTGGGCGAGTTTTAACAGTAACAGATTCACCAACTGCATATCCGCCCACTTTGGAAAAGTCAGCAGTTTTATCACGATAGGCTAAGCGAAGTGCAACTAGTTCATATTCCAATTGACGAAGTGCTTCAGCGGCAATCATGCTTACATTAACAAAATTTACAGCCATTTTAATTTCTCCTAATTTAGGTTTAAATCGGGAGAATAAAAAGTTATCCCGATGTATTCATCGTTTTAACTTTCTTCACTTCTGTTAGGAAAGATTATTTACCTTCTGGCAAATAATATTTTTGATTTGATACTTTATTGTATCACCGGCATTGTATAAGTCAAGCTTTTTATTGACTTTTTACAGATTATTTAAATAGTGTACAATAATCATACAACATCAGCAATACAACATATTCTAAAGCTTTTAGCCTGCTTGTTTTGATCTCAATTCCTTGTATGTATCAAAATCTCCTGCTGCGGCTGCGGCCTCAATTCTTGTATTAAGATCCTTAGAATCAACACCACCAGAACCAGACATTCTAAAGTCTGCATTAGAAGGCCAATAATAGGGGTTAGACTCTTTCAAAGATTTAATGAACCTCTCAGGTGAGTTAATGAATTCATCAGCCTTAGATGCTTGAACAGCACCATCATCGCCTAGTGTAAAGATTCCTCCAGAACTTCTAACAGCATCTTTAATAGCTTCAGGCATGCTTCTGCTTGAATTGCATCACCAATTAATTTCGATTCATACATATTTTGAAGTTTTGTATTATTATCTGTTAATGTTTGTATCTCAACATCTTTATCTACAAACTGTGCTTCATAACCAGCTTTAACTGAAGATGTACGAGCAGCAATAACTTCATCAATCTTTCCTTCAGAAATTAATTTTGCTTCATCAGATTGATTTACTGCATCAATCATTGTACGAATTTTTGCAATATCAAGACCTTCAAATTTCTTTGCAGCTTCTTCAGAAAGTTTTAATTGATTAGATAATTCACGTTTTTCAGCTAAGATAGTATCTCTGTTTGTTTCTAATCCTTCAGTTGCTTTAGTTACTGCTTCAGATACAGCAGTTTCAATTGCGCTTTTTACTAAATCAGATTTAAGTGTTTCTTCATTTAGTGCTGATTGCTCTTCTTCTGTAATTTTTTCTGGTGGCATTTTACTTCTCCTGAGATTTATTAATTTTTTTAATTCTTTTGTAAATTTGTTTTAAAGAATCTTTACTAAGATTTTTATCTTTAGTTAATTCTTTCACTTCTTTTCTTATTTTTTTATTTCTTTTACTACTCAATTTTTTCTCCTGATCCAGAAGATCCAAATCCATCTTCACCACGTTCTGTTTCATCAATATCTTTTTCATAGATATATGATCTTGAATCAATAGGTATAGTGAGAAGTTGTGCTATTCTATCACCTTTTTTAATTTTGTATTGAGAATCACCATGATTGTAAAGCTTTACAAAAACTTCTCCACGATAAGTTTTATCAATACATCCAGCACCAGTTTCAATACTTGCTTTAAAAGATGAGCCTGATCGAGGCCATACTAGACCTACAAATCCTTCAGGAACTGCAATTCTTAAATCAGTTGAGATTGAAGTAGACGATTGAGGGTACAATATTTCATCTACATTAGAATGGATATCTTGACCTGCATCACCTTCACGTTTTTTTGATAGCTTTCCTGTAAAAATCTTTCCTGGCGCACTAATCATATTCTTTCCTGTGTTAAGCTTAAATCACTTGCTGTAAAAGTTGAACCAACTATATTATTTCCATTTGTATCACCTGAAGAATAGGTTACAAATGAAGGATTGTTTTCATGTAATCTTGGTTGAGATTCTTGATTTTTTAAAATTGAATCATATACACTATTAAAAGAGTTATCAACTTTGTTTATGAATTTTTCTGAAGCAGATTCTGTTAACTGCTTTATATAAAAGGACGAACAAGTACCTGCATTTTTGATCTATCAATATTTAAATCTTTTGCATCCATAACTGCTACAATTGCTGCAGATTGTTCATCGTTTGCTACAACTGAAGTTGGAGGTAATACTAGTTTTTCACTAGCTCCATCTTCAATTTCTTTAGCGGTGGGTTTTTCTAGTATTGCTACTTCAAATAATGGCATGATTTTCTTCCTGTGTGTTTAATAAATTTGATAATTACCGCAATTTGGACATAAATGCCCTTCTTTAGTTAAGTAGAATAGGCTATTGCCACAACTACATTCTCTAAAATCTTCATCTATTCCAACGTGAGAAGGATATCTAAAAAGACCTTTCATTGTATGACAAGAAGGGCATTCTAGCTGAACTATTCCTGTTGGAACAACTGCAATCCAAGTATGATTGCATTGAATACAAAAAGCCGGGCCAGTTATATTAGTTTCTGCTTTATCTTGTTCTTTTTCTTCTAATTCATCATTAGAATGAACAAGTTTAACTGTCATCCTTGTTTCTCGTAATCTGCACCAGTTCTATTTAAGTTTTTTGTTCGGCCAGGAGATGATTCATCACCTGATTCAGGTTCTTTCTTTATACTACTTTCGAAACTCATTGCATCTTGAGCTTCTTTTATTTTTGCTTCTTTTTCAACTTTAATTTCTGCTATTTCGTCTTCTATATCTCTTTCGTCTTCTATTAAACCTGCTTTTTGCATATTATTGAAATAAGTCTTATAAGATATAGCATTATTCATCCAAGAATCTAAAAGTACAGACTGCTCTTGCGGAGTCATGTAATTTTCTTCTAAATCAAAATTAATTGCAAATTTATTATAAATTCCTGCAAGCTCAAGAAGTATATTAACAGCTAATTCAACATTTCTTGTCATTGTAGAAAGTGAAGCTCCAGAAGCTCCTTGTCTCAAGCGAATTGCTTCTGCTGATTCAACTTCAGTTTTATCACCACCTAATAAAGAAGCACCATAAGTTTTTGCTTCTTCAAATAATCCATCAATATGAATTTTAACATGTTGTAACGCATTTGTATCAGTAGTAGGATAATAAACTTTTGCAAGTTCAGATGCAATGCTTAGTGCTACACCTCCACCTATCAATTTATTTCCTGCTTCGTCATCAACACCAGTCATAACCATAGTTGGAACACAAGAACTAAATTCTGAGTAAGAAAGGTCTGCTGATTTTTTATAGATGTGAAGAGCACATGTTGCAATGCCTTCTAGTGGTAGGATATCTACATCCCAATCTAGATCTGTCGAGCCGATACATAAGACTGGCATAGTAGAGAATTTTGTTGTTTCTTTTCTTTCTAAAAGAACTCCTTCTGCGTCAAAACGTTCATAATATGTAACTCCATTTAAAAAAGATATTCTTACATATTCTCTAGGGTCAGTTGCAGTTGGATTTTGATTATAATCTTCTTTTGTTTCTATGAATGTTACAAATTCACCTTGTTTCCAGTTTATTGCATCTAAAGCATCATATATAACTGGTATATCATTTTTATCAAGTGTTACAAAACATCTTCCGTAAGATAAGACTGAAGTGATTATTTTTCTTACTTTTTCTAACCATTTTTGTTCATTGAATTTAGCCATTATTTTTCACTTCCTTATCAATTTCACCACCACCTAAATCGTAAATATCTTCTTCATCATCCATAAATTGCATTGGTTTCTTTACAATTAAACCAAGTAATCCATTTACAGTATGTTTAAGTATAGCTGGAGTTTTAGCACCATGTTTATATATTGCATATGGCTTGATAGGATGGTAATTTGGATCGTCATATATGCTTTGAGCTAGAAAATCGTATTTTTTATCAAAGTTATAAGATTGATTGTAGTTTTGTGCAGTTGACGCCAATGCTACATCATCTTTTATAAGAAATCCTGAAGGAATCGGTAAATATAAATCGTTTTTTCTTTTAACAGCAGCATCGCCTTTTATAAAGTCTCTTGATAGAGTCCACATATATCTGTTTTCAAGATATGCTTCATTTATATGCAAAATTTCCGGACAATGCTCTCCAATGCCTCGATATTCTATTGTCATGTTACAACCTTATAAGAATTTAGTAATATAGATTTTAGTATAGTAGCATAGCTATATCTAGCTGTCAATGGTTTAGTATGCTGTATTTGCACAAATTTTTACTGTATTTCTTTTTAGTGGATATATATAATAAACTATATATCCGAATGAATCATTTATATCGTCTATTGAACTTCCAATTGTTTTTTCTGGTAATTCAGTTTTTTCATTGTAAGTTTGAGACTCAAGTGCGTCTACAATATCTTCACAAATATCTCTATTGACTTTTACAAGTCCTGTTTTTAAACAAGAATTTACAGAATTAACTCTATCTTGAATTCTTGGATTTTTAGATTTAGCATGAACATGAAATCCAGCTCTTCGAAGTAAAGATATATCTGAAGTTGTTGCACCTTTAGAAGATACATTTTTTCCAGAAGCATCTGGATAAATATGTATTGGAGAACGTGGATATTTGTTCTTTATAACATCTATCATTTCAGGAGTATCTTTTATTTGTTGCAAGTGATTAATGCAGTGTAGAATAGGTTTTCCATTATATACAGAAGACTTATTTTTAAGTTGTCCTCTTTTTGAGAATACAGAACCATTCATATTTAAAACATTAAAGTCAATTCCAATGTGAAGCTCTTCTCCATCTCTATAAATTGCATCAGTATGACATTCATCTTGTCGATATGCTGTATAAACTGCACCAACGGCCATATTTACAAACTCACCATCAATATATGCTTTTGCAATTTGAGGATTAGGTGCAGTTGCTATAATATTTTCAAAGTAAGATTCATCTAAGTAAGGATTTAGTCTTGAAGATGCTTGAATTAGTGTATAATTATCTGGTCTATCTTTATAGAACATATAATATACAAAACGTCTACCTTCAGGAGTAGTACCTACAAAAATTTGATTTATTGCTCCATCACCTAAATTAACACGTGCTCTAGCAGAAGCTTTTAAGAATACTTCTCTTGCTTTTTCAGTAGGAAGTGTATCAAGTTCATCAAGTAATACAAAACCTACATTAAATCCAACTATTTTAGAAGGGTCATCAGCAGATTTAAGAATTACTCGTCCACCACAATCAAAAAAGATTTCTCCAGTTGATTTATTCCAATCGTAACCTATATTTGTACCATCTAGTATTTCTACTAATAAAGGTATCAAAATATCACGATAATTAGAGAATACTGGCATCACATATAGGATATCAACTTTAGGATATTGAAGTTTTAGTAAAACCATTTTAAGAACTAAAGAAAAACTCTTACCTCCACCATAACCAGTAACAAGAGCTACAGCTTTAGAGATTTTATCAGATATAAACTCAGATTGTGCCGGATTTAACTCAATTGTCTTAAATTTTGGTGGATTTTGTGTCATAATGTCGATTATACAATATTCTTAACAAAAAGTCTCTATTTGACATAAAATAATATAAGTGATAGAGTGTCAAGCATGGGTGTGGAAGGCACTGTGTAGGGATTTCAACCCCGGAGCACTTGGTTCGAATCCAAGCATACCTATAAATAAATAAAGGAAGTAACATGAAGAAATTATGAATGCTGTCATGACCCACCTTAATTGATTTAGTTTGTTATTGTTTTATTATTAATTAATTAAAGGTGAAAATATCATGTGTGTAGAATTAAAAATTAAACTTAAGTCTCTTTCAGAAGAAAGTAAAATAATCAGAAAGGAAGAGAATAAAAGGAAAGGTAATTGGGCTTATAAGGCTTTGAGTTTATGGAGTCATAGAGTTAATTATCTTAGACCTATTATAAGAAGTACTCATATTGCTTATGGTCTTGTTAGAGGTCTTAAGTATCATGAGATTGAGAATAATTCTAAGAGTGTTCCTGACTGGAAAGCAGTTAAGAAAATGATTGTTAAATATGGCAATAAAGATAGTTTAGAAGCTATTGATGAAATAATTGATAATCAGAGTTATTTAAAAGCAGCGTAAAAAGAAAAGGGGCGAAAGCCCCTTTGTTTTAATCAATTAATCTTTCTTCTAATATTTCTAAATATGCTTTCATAATTGGAAGTTGTAATCTTAATAGCATTCTTTGTTTTTTATCAGTAACTGATTTTCCACTTTTTATGAAAATTTCTAGTTTATATGTTTTTTCTCTTAAATCTTGTTCTTCTATAATTAATCTATCTTTATAATTCATTTCCTTTCCTTTGTTAATTTGCATTTAGTAAATTTGAAGTTACTTTAATATCATCAGAGAAATAAGCAACTCCGTTATATTTATTAACCATATTTCCAACTGCTTCTAAACTTTTCAATTGTTCTTTAGAAAATCCTTCAGGAAAAATATGTAAAAATGTAAGTTTTTCTTTTGTCATTACAGATTCAATTACTTCTGCTATTGAGAATACTCCTATCATTTCTGAAGTGATAACATACAAGTGTATATCGCAATTATGTTCTTTTTGTTGCTCTTCTTCAACTTGACAAGACTCATTCCAATCTTCTACAACAGGATTAAAATAATTTATTATTAAAAGTGGTATCAGTTCTTCTCTCCAAGTTGAATTTGCACAAGTGCCACCTAAAAATACTTTGCTTTTCATAATACCCCTCTTAATAAATTTTTGTAGTTTCTATTATCTTTCTTTAAAATTTTAACTACTTTTTTTAAACATGCGTCCCAATTTTGAAGTTCTTTCCTGAACCTAAAAGTTCCTCTTATTAAAGAAACTGTTATTATAAAATTAGCTTCCTTGAAGTCTATATTTTTTAATACTTTATCGATATTATTTTTATTATTAGAATTTATGTCAATGAAATAATAAAGTAATTCTATTGTTTTAGAACTTTGATTTTTTAGAGTGTACAGTTGTTTTAAAAATTCTTTTGAGTTCATTATGTTACCTTATAAATTAATTTTATTATAGAATCCCAATTTACACATTCTCTATTAAATTTATTTGGTTTTATTAGTGGACAACCTACAGCAGCATCGTCTATATACATGTTAGCATAAACTTTTCTACTTTCTGTCCAAGTGTGTTGTTCTGGATTTTCATTTATTCCAAATAATTCAATTCCATTATCTAATAAATATTTCACTGCTTCATTTAGTGTATTTCCACTACGCATAGTAAATAAAATAATCTTGTGATTATTCTCAATAAGAAATTTTATTGACTCAAGTGCATAAGGAACAGGTTTTCCTATTTCAGGATAACAGTGGTCTACAATTGTACCATCGAAATCAACACAAATTATCATATCTTTCCCTCTAATTTATCTAATATTTTTTGTAATTTAATAGCAAGTTTGTCATTATCTTTACGTAGTTTTTCTATTTCTAGTTTTAAATTATTATTTTCAAATGTAACTGAATCAATTATTTCTTTATTTTTATTAGTTGGGTCGTTTCTATAAAGAAATTTGTACATCTCAAAAGTGTCTTTAGAGAGTTGGTCATTTGGAATAAAAGGATTTCTGCAATTTGGACAATCTCTAGTGTCTCCAACATTGCGTATTAGTATTTCATTTAGTGG